ATCTACCTCTCTTGTTTCCTCGTTAATTGTACTTGGAACAATAATACCATGCCCATATATTTTGGTTATCTTCATTTAATCTGTTTGTTTAATTCAACCACATTGCTGTTTTTCTGTATAGTGGAGTCGTTATCGTCTTTTTCGTCCGGTGAAAGAACAATACTTGTAAAGTTTATACCGGCATCGAGCAACATCTCCCGCTCCTGCTTAACCTCTTCCAGAAATTCCTGCGGGTCGCGTCCCTGTTCGCGTACCGTTTCGCTCCATGTTGTTAATCCTGATTGAATTTGCAATACAATAGCGTTTGTTTCCTTTACCGGATCAAGCTGCTGTACTCTTGGAGCTGTCCAGTCGCAACTGACATATTCCGTCATTGCTCCGGTCATAATGCAGGCATTCATAAACCAATCCCATACGGGAGCGCATAGCTGCGGTTGGATCATATTGTACTGCCAGCTTTTGAAATTTGCCGTTACGTCAATCTTAGCCATACGTCCCGACGTAAAGTTTACACGGGAGTAGTCCATTGTGAGCATTTCGTATGTGATTCCAAAAGAGGCGGCAACTCCCTGTAAAATACGGGTGCTGTAATTGTCATAATCTCCAACGGTAGGAGGATTTGGAAATTCAACGGTTTCGCCTAATCCGAGATATTCGATAACTCCGGGGGCTAAACTGTTCATTCTGTTTATTGTTCTGCCGTCTTCGGTAAATTCGGCAGCAGGCGCAGTTTCTGCGCCGGAAACGAAGGCGCAAAAGTTTGCAGCCATTTTTTGCTTAAAAAGTTGTGCATCTTCGTAGTCTCCAAAATCAGATAAGCGCATAAATCCGGCTACACCAAACGGGACGCCGCGAGCCTGACCGATACGCAATACTTCAAATACGTGAAGTACATCTTCCTTGCTGTGGAAACTGCTTGTGTTTGCTGATATTGAAAAGAATCCGGTTTCTCCCGGATGAGAATCATATAGCCAATAGCCTAACAATTCACCTTCTTTGGAATATTGGATTCCTAAACGGGCAATTCCCATATCGTTTGCGTAGTTAATAGAGTGGTCTATTAAGTCTCCTTCGCATAGTTGCAGTTTAATTGGAATGCCTGTGTTTTGTTGTGTCCTACGTAAAATGATAATTGCATCTCCGCCCTCAACGATAGACCGCATCATCTGTTCTTGTAATCCGTAAAAATTAGATTTACCGTAAAAATCACATGCAGTTGTTTCCGCCCAGTTTTTCCAAAGAACTTTTATGCGTTTGTTTATTTCAATAGAGCTTCCGAGTGGCGCCGGTCTTATTCCTTCGCCTATGGTGTGCTTTACGACAGCTTCGACAGCTCTCTTTGCCCACCCATTGTCCCGAACCATTTTGCGGGAACGGTCGCGAAGCGCGGGAAGCGCGGTGGATATTTCGGTATTTGCGCCGGTTGGTCGTGCGGTGCGGAAAGATTTTCCGCGTCTTCCCTTGTCGGCTGCCTCATAATAGCGTTTACGAGCCTCATCAGTCTTAATGAAAGCCTTTTTGTAGTCTTTATAGTAGCTATCAAGACTCCTGCTTAATCTTATGTCGTATCCGAATATCTTCATTACGGCTCAAATCTGTCACGCCTGTTAGTATTTTCAAAATAACCCCTGTCGATTTCAGCAAACCTGCGTTTGCGCCCAAAACGCTCTGGAAATAGCTCCTCCTCCATCATTTTAAGGGCTTTTCGCATTTCGTCAATAGAGAGATAAGTTACCGTCTTATCGCCGTAACTTACCGTCTTTACTCCGGTTATGACAGCCTTTACAATGGCTTCCTTTAACGCAGTATACTGTTCGATGGTAAATTTCATTGTGTAAAATAATACTATTTTACAGTTATACGCAATAGTTAGCAGAAAATATGCTTAAATTTGGATATGTTGCAGGTGTATTGCTAAGGTATAAAAGGATATTGGTAGATATTGCTGGATACATTTGTAGATGTTAGCATAGTTGGCGGGTTGGTTGCAAATGAAAATCCCCGGCGTGAATACGCCGGGGATTTTGCAGGTAAAAAGGTTCTCAGGTTTAAGAGTTTGCTCTCTTGTTCCAAATAGCACATAATTCCTCTTCGGATCCATATATATCTGATCCAACGATCTGGTAATCATCTGTCGAGATTGGGCATACTTCCGGCAAATCACGATATGGATGTAGTATGGCGTATCCTGTCCCGGAGTATGGATCATTGAAGTAATCGTCATCATGAATGTTTCCTCCGCTGTCTGTTTTGAATATTCTAACTTCATGCCCGCAAAATGGGCACGGCTTTAAGTCGCTTGGCTTCATACTTTATTAATTAAATGTTGCTTGAATTTTTCCCCATCTAACAGCTTCCGGGACTGCTTTTGTCTTTCAAAAACTTGTTTATAAAGTAAATCTGACCTTTGCCGGTAACTTTAACCGTATGCTTTATCCACGGCGCGCCATCTCCTTGTATCGTTTGCTCAGAAACGAAAAACAGACCCATTTCCGTATACCTCTGCTGTGGCATATAATCATTCTTGTGGGTCTGACTTTTATTGCTCCATCGTTTGCGCAGGATTAGGTATTTATTTTCAACGAGCCAACTATAAAGTCTGTGTTCACCTGTGTCGATCCCGTTTTGACATATCAGCTTCGCTAAGTCTCCGATTGTTATTGCGGTGTCGGATGCGGTTACGCTTTTGTGAAATACTACTGCCGGTTGCTGTTCTTTAAGTTCCAGTTGCAGACGCTCCTTTTCGGCGCGTTCTGCTTTCAGAGAGGTAGCCATTTGGATAATCAGGTCTGGATTTTGGAGCAATTCCTCTGTTGTTGCAGGGGTGAGGTATGCACCGTGCTTGCGGATTGAGGGCAATACATCGGAGGTTATCCACTTGCGGAATTGCTTTGCTTCTGGTTTACGGCTGTCAAGGATTACATCGTATAATCCATCTTCATTGACGAATAAGGCTTGTTGTATTCCTCCGTTGGTTTTAACGGGGTAATTTGAAATTACCCCCTTTGAAAGTCTCTGATTCACACCTTTTGAGGACAATCCTAATACCTCACAGGTATCAGAAAGGCAGAATATCGGTTCGCCGTTTTCGTTCGTTGCTACTCGTATATCTCCAAATTGTGGATGATTGAAAATTTGCAAGTCTGTTTTCATACGTCTTCGGTGTTAGTGCCGAAAAATATCCCTCTTATACAGTCCTCTAATGGACTACAACGGCAGTAGTCGGCAAAGTCATCAAGCCAACCATTTGCCAGAATAAAGGCGTAAGCCTTGTTTTTCGCGTTCTTTTCGGTGAGAAAATCGAGGTAGGATACGGTGTTTCGCTCCGTTAGCGTTACGGTATGGATACTATTATTCACCACACCATAATCTTTCATTGTTTCTTGCATGAATGAAAAACTAAAGTAATTAATAGAAGAAAGGCTATCTTTCTCCACCTTGCAAGAAACAATTGCTGTACTGTGATGTGTAGCAACCATCGGAGATTGATAGCCTGTATTAGCAGCGTTTGACGCTGTATTTGTGGCAATAAAAACGCCACACATACAAAGTACGAGAATATTGCTTCTTGCAAAAGCACTGCAAATATATTACCGTTTTCCCTCATTTCAAAATATTATACCAAGAATTTCATAAATTTCACCACGAATAACGAAAAATACCCGATTGCATAACCGATGAACGTTCCTATTATTTAAACAACTAACTTTTCGATGTCGATAATTCCATTCATATTGACGAATTTTATTTATGATAACTTCAACAACTCATCTAACAATGCGCTTTCTGCCTGTTCGTATGTTTCATGCTTTCTTTCAGAACTGATAATTTCATGGCAATAATCTCTTGTAGCTGATACATTAAAATTGAATACCTTATAATTTGACATTGATTGGCTGTATCTTATTTGCCCGAAAAATCCTTTCACATCTCTAAGCCACTTCAAAGCTAAAGCAACGGTGGGAGCGGAAAAATCTGGTGTATTGTCCGCTTCTGAATAGTATGTTACGCCTGCTTCTGTTTGATTATGATGATCGCTTTCGGTAGCATACCATAAATTGGACTTCAAATCAAATCCTAATTCCTTTAATCTCTTTGCCTGCTCGAATGTTACAAGCTGTAATTCTTTTGTATTCATAAGTGACGTTTATATCTAAATTAAATTTTCACTCAAACATTAACTCCTTCCCGTAAATCTTAGCCGCCTCAAACTCCAGCCTACACCCTTTGCTTTCGTGCCAACCGCGACAGAAATAAACCGCATCCGAATGATCAATCAGGTGATAAATATCAAATCCCAAGTACTGTGCATCAGTTGGGTATCTATGCTCGAATATCGCTCTGAGTTCCTCAGCCAGTTTTAGTGGGTTTATTGTTTTATATCCAACTTCTATCAACTCTTTTTCCGCATTCGAGAAAGCCTTTTGAACCACATATTCCGGCAGCCCTCCAATCAGAGCGGATATGTATACCTTCTTTACATCCATAATATTGTTTAATTGATTTATTTCGTCTTTACTTTGTGTTTCCATAGATATATTATTGTTTCGTATACGCCTGCGACTTACTTTAAATAAAATATCCCATCTTTCAAATATGTCGATCACGGCAACATACCTTACTGAATGGGATAGTTTGTATTTTTACCGTCCGTGATGCGGTTTCGTACTATCTTTGTGGTTATTCCGGTGCAAATATAAGCAGAATAACTTATATATGCAAATTTTTTGGAAAAAATGTCTTGCAAATTGCTAATTTCTGTGGAAAGCGTGCAAATATTCCGCTCATTTGAATGCAAAAACGCCTTAAAATGTTAAATCTTTCATTATTATGGAAAATAACTACCAAATAACTTGCACGGTAGTGAAAGATATTGTATATTTGTATTGTCAGAGAGAGACAAACAAAACAAACAATTAAAAACGACCGGAGCAGGTCTTAAAACTCTGCAAGAATATCATGAGAACTTATAGATTGGAAATCGGCGGAAATATAGTCGAGTTAAACGAAGAAAGACAACAAAGATTCATATCTGAATTTCTGAGAATAGAGAATGAGCTTAAAAAGGTGAAAAAGAATTTACGGGTGTCTGCATGTATGCCTTTTGAAATAAGAAACAATGTAACAAGCATAGCTTTATATATAGAGTTTGGAGCGCATTTCTTAAATAGCCGCACTATGCACTTTGATTTTGACACAGAGAAAACGATAAGAGGTGACATTGAAAGCTTAGAAGATTACGCAAAGCGAATCATAGAAGATATTAGCAATGATGAAAACTAAATGCTATTCCGTTCGCCTTGAGTGCCTTCGTTCTATTTCGGACAAGGCATATAAGGCAACCGCTTTTGATGGTTCGATAGCCATTATACCAAAAAGTCAGGTGTTTGGGAAAGATTATGATGTAATGAAGTCTGAAGCATGGTGGATTTCAGCATGGATTTTAGAAAAAAAAGAACTGCAATATTCAGGTAAAAAAGAAGCATGGTTCGGTACAGAAAGTAGAAAGATGCTTCCAGCATATACGGTGGTTAACCATATACCGGAAAGAAAAGAGAAAGTAGTATCTAACGAAATAAATGAATTAAAATATGAAAACAATAAATGAAAACACGATTATTGCTACGGGAAAAGAAATTAGCAACAGTGGATTATATCCTATTCCACTAACTGACGATTCACAATTGTTATTATGGATCAAATGGGATTGGGAAAATAAGTCAATAAGATTTGCTCCGGTAACTGAGTTGTATTCAGAAATGAAAGAGGATTCTACACATGAAATAATCGACGAGGGAATATACTTTAAATTGCCACGAAATGATAACAGAGACTTTATACTTGAAAACTTCATCAAGAAACATATTAAAGTAGAACGAATAAACAGGCAATGTTCTATGTGTGCAAGAAGATGCGGTTGTCCGTTTGGATCTCAAAAGAAGGAGATAAATATAAACGAAGATTGCAAGTCATTTGCAGATAACAATGAATATTTTGAAGATTACTACTATGATGATGTAACACAAATGAGCAAATCATATTTAAAAAGAATATTCAAATGAACCGGCTACTACCAAACCAACAATCCGCAATAACACACCTGTCCGATTGGCGGGTAGGTGCGTTATTCATGGAAGCCGGAACAGCGAAAACCCGCGTGGCTGTCGAACTCGCAAACAAAGCTACTGACATTGATTTGATTGTATACGTAGCTCCATTGCGTACAATCAAATCTCCATCCGGTACGCCGTCAGTTATTGACGAAGTAAATAAATGGGGCGGTTTTCGTGCTCCTGTTGAATATGTTGGAGTAGAAAGCATTTCGCAAAGTGATAGGATATATTTACAATTATATAATAAGATACGCACGGCTTGTAACTGTTTTATTATTGTCGATGAAAGTTTGAAGATAAAGAACGCTACCGCAAAACGAACAAAACGAATGTTGGAACTTGGCGAAATGGCGCAATATAAGTTGATTTTAAACGGAACACCTATTACCCGGAATCTTCTCGACTTAAAACCGCAAATGGATTTCCTTTCTGCAAAAATCCTTAATATGAGCGACGCGGAATTTAAGAATACATTTTGCTGTTATACGACTGTAACAAAGAGACTTGGCGGTTATAAACAGTATGCCAAAGAGTTTATAACAGGTTACGAAAACATAGATTATCTCTATTCTCTTATCCGACATTATGTGTATGAATGTGATCTTACTTTGCAGATTAAACAAATATACAATATAATACCGTATCATTTGAGTGATGAACACGCAGAGGAATATCAACGCCTAAAAGAAAAGTATTTAGACGATGAAGTTCTACAATGGAAGAATAACAATATATTTCTTGAAATGACGCAAAAAATGCAGCATACATATTGCTGTACGCAAGATAAGTTTGAGCGTTTGGACGAATTATTTACGAAAATAGATGCCGACCGCACCATCATATTTTGTAAGTATATCGCAAGCAAAGAAGAGTGCCGGAAAAGATACCCGAACTCAACTGTATTAAGCTACCAGCGCGAAAGTCTTGGTCTTAATATGCAACACCTGCGTAACACAGTCTATTTTGATAAGAATTGGGATTATGCGCTTCGGGTGCATTCAGGAAGGCGTACATTCCGAACTGGTCAGGAATATGATTGCCGGTATTGGGATTTGACCGGGAATATCGGACTGGAATCACTTATTGACCGGAATATTGAGAAAAAGGTCGGTATGGTAGAATATTTTAAAGGAAAAACAAAAGAAGAAATAAGTAAAGAATTATGATTGAAAAAGCAAAAATCGGTGAACCTTGCAAATCTTGCGGATTATGCTGCTCGTTGAATGTATGTATGAATGGTTCTTATGTACTTGGGTTAGTCTCTCGGCTTGGTAAATATGCTCCCGGTCCGTGTCCGGCAATTGTGCGAAATCCGGATGGTACAATTAAATGTGGAATCATATTAAATCCAAATAAATACATAAAGAAATCAAGGTATCCGGCAAAAGTACTAAGCAAACACTTTTCGCATCTAATAGGTTCCGGTGCAGGATGTGATGAGTTGTACGATGATGATACTTTTGTTGAAAAAATGAAGTTGCAACAACTTATCGAGGATAAAAAAAACAATCCGGAATGGATTGAAAAAAGTAAAATGGCGATCAGGATAATACACGGATTATAATGAATGTTTACGAGACGACACAACAACGAATAAAGCGAATTTTCAACGAATTTGATAATGTATACGTTTCTTTTTCAGGTGGAAAGGATTCCGGAGTATTATTGAATATAACCTGCGATGTAGCAAGAGAGTTAGATAAAAAATTTACTCTGTTATACATTGACCTGGAAGGAATGTATAAGAAAACGATTGAATACATTGATATAATGATAAACCGGAACAAAGACGTATTTTCGGATATTCATTACGTATGCCTTCCGATGCTCACGACGAATGCAGTCAGCATGTACGAGCCATTTTGGATATTTTGGCAGCCGTCCAAAAAGGATAAATGGATTCGCCCGATGCCAGAACATGACTATGTGATAAACATGGATAATCACAAATTTCCTTTCTTTTCCGAAGGAATGATTTTTGAGGAGTTTATTCTTGAATATGCAAAGTGGCAGTCACGGAATGAAAAAACAGCGTGTTTAGTCGGAATACGCACACAGGAAAGCCTTAACCGGTGGCGAGCGATTTGGAGAGAAGATGTCAGCCGGTATAAAAACTTAAAATACTCGGTAAAAATTACGGAAAATTGCTACAATTTTTACCCGATTTTTGATTGGAAGGTGACCGACATTTGGACGTATAACGGAAGATTTAACAAGCCATACAATCGCCTGTACGATATGTTTTAC